GTCATCTTGAAGCCGACGATCCGACAAGCAGAGATCATCGCATTGCGGAAGGACGGCGCTGGAATTCCCGTCCACCCTTCCCGGCTGACATGCTTGGCGGCCTCGAATGTCGCCATGAAATCCTTAGCCTCGCGCGCGGCGCCTTTCCGGCTCCGCGAGCCGGTTTCCTGCTTGATGCGCATAGCCTCCCGCATTTTTGCGGAAAACTTGTTCTGCACGTACGGCGCGGTGCCGACGATCTGGATATCGGCCATCTCGAATTTCGGCGCTTCGATGATGACGCTGCGATTTTCTTTTGCCATTGCCGCTACTCACTGCGCCGTAGCTTCGCGCAAGGCGCGCGCGTTCGTGGACGCTTCATAGAGCAGGAAGAAAATCGTCTCGAGCGTGTCGTCGGGAACGAAATAGGCATGCGGCCGGTGAAAGACCGCCTCATGCTCCCGCTTGTTCGAAAACGTGGTTTCGAGGATATCGATCGCCGCATTCAGCAGTTGATGGGCGCATTCGGCGTTGCGCGCATGCACTTTTGCGGTCGAGACCTCTCTGATAGATACTACGTTAGCCTGCGACATGCCTAACCTCATGCTGTGGGTTAGGGCCGCCTTGGTGTTGGAAGCACCTTGGCGGCCCGAATGATTTTATGTTATCATCAAATCATGACGGGTCAAGATAAAAAGATAGCAAAAAAGCGGGGGCGCCCCGCGACGGGCACGAGCCCGACCATTGGCGTGCGATGCGGGCCTGATCTAGTCGGCAAGATTGACGAATGGAGGTCAGGGCAGCGCCCTATCCCCTCGTTACCCGAGGCGATCCGCCGCCTTGTCGAGCAAGCCCTTGAGAAGCCGGGAAAATCGAAGTGAGCCGGATCGGCCGTCGCACGCTCGTCTGCATGGCCGTTCTCGTTTTGGTTGCGGTGATCTGGACTCTCATGCGCCGCATGGCATGATCCCCTCAACCGGGAGGGGCGATGAGCGAGGAGCCAATAAGGCTGGAGACGATCGTAGGCATGACCGCTGTGTTCTTCGCTAACCCAGCCTTCGGAGGTCACTCTGCCATTGAGCCCATTCTGACGCTGAACTTGGTAGATCAATCCGGGCGGATTGTCCTGCTACCGTTAGCCGATACGGCCCTTGCAAAAATCCTTGATACGCTGAAACGTTTTGAGCAAGGCCTGACAGGCCTCCCAGGATTAGAGCCTTTCGAGCCACCCAAAGCGCAATGATCTTCAGCATGAGTCTCTCCTGATGTGGAACGCCTTCGTCTGGATCATGTGCGCGGCCGTGATCGCTTTGTGGGCTTGGACCGTCAAGTACATCGGTCACAACACGCCGCCTGAAATCTTCATTCCGGTCGGCGCCGCATTCCTCGCAGCGATCCTCATTTGGGATCACCGGAAGACGAAAGCAGCCGCTGCCGAACAGGCGAAGCGAGAACAGCGTTCAAGATCCCGAGCTGCTGCGGAGTTATACGATCCGCGAGACGATTCCCGAGCGCCTTCTGCACCGGTCCTGACAATAGAAGCCGACCCGCAAGGCCGGGCCCGGCCAAGCCGAACGCCACAGCTCCCGCCCCCGCGCCCCTAGGGCCATCGGCAGCGCCGCCGGCGGCCGCGCCCGCGCCCGCGCTGATTGCGTGCTGCACAAAGGCGCGCGGCGCCGTACCAGAATTTGGCAGCTTCTCCATGATGGCCGCGCCGGCGCGCGCGAGATCGGCCATCTCGCCCTTACCGCGCGCGTAGGCCCCGCGGTTCGCGGTCGCCACCGCAGTTCGCAACTGCTGCGGCGAAATGAGCCCCTGCGCGGTCTCGGCACCGGCGCCCGTGACGGCCTTTTCGAGCGTCTTCCAATTCGCCCACTGCCGGCGTGCCGTCTCCCATTCTTGGCGATCCGCACTGGAGATTGAGCGGTTCATGGCCTTGTCCAGCGCTCGACGGACATCCTTCAAAGCCCCCGCGAGCGGAGGATTGCTGAATTCGATCTCCTTGGCAGACTTATCCGCGGCAGAGCGCACCGCTTGATACATCTGGCCTGGCATGGAGCGCCCCTGCGCAACGATCCCATCAATGACCTTCGCGAGCATCGGAGCTTGCATATTTTTCGGGATGAGATCGTCGTATTTCTGAAGCGCGGCGCCCAAGTCTTTTGCGAGCGGCACATCGTAGTTTAGCGTGTTGCGAGCGCTTAAGTCCTCGAACTTCTGCGAAATACGTTTTACGCCGTCGTCGATCACTTCAGACGTTGCGCGCGGCGCATCAACACCCATGCGACGCAGCGCGGCGCTCGTGAACTGTTCGCCCTGGCGCTCTGAAATCTCAGCCGCCTTGCCGCCGGATAGCGGCAAATCGCCGAACGCGGATTCAAACCACTTCAGCGGCTTCGATCCGCTCCGCTGGCCGGCTGTAACGTCAACGCCCTCTTTCGTGAGGGTATCCACAAGTTCTTGGCGAGGGGCGCTCGCGGCGAATGGCGAAAGAAGCTTCTTGCCGGCTTGCACCACGCCATGCGCGCCGGCGCCAACAACGCCGCCCGTTACGGCGCCAATTCCCGCAGACGTTGGCACGTCGCCGAGTTCATCGGCCTCGCCTGCCCCTTGGAGCGCACCGAGCGCCGCGCCGCCAGCCACTGCGCCTTTGAGGCCAACCCCAGCCAGCTTCAGAGGAGAGAGCGAGGCGCCGACATTCGCGGCCACCTCGGCGCTGCCATGCGCGATCGGATGCTCGATACCAGCCGTGGCATTGAGAGATCGGAACTTGTCCCGTTCGGCCTTATAGGCCTCCTCGGCGCCATCCGAGCCGATCAAGCGCCGCACCGCGCCGACCGGCGCCGAGATGAGCGGCGGCGTGCCGACGGGCAGCCCGGACGCGGCGCCAAGACCCGCGAGCTCATCCGAGAAGCCAAAGGCTGCGCCTTCGTGAGCGCCCATCAAGGCTGCCTGCGTCGCACTCGTCTTCTCGAGCTTTGGCTGCGGGTCGTGATACCCGACCTTCAGATCAAATAGATCGCGAGGCATATCCGAATAGTGCTTCGTGTACATGCTGTCGGCGAGCTGCTGATCCGACATGTCATTGTACTCGGGATATTGCTGGCGAATTTCAGCGAGCGTTGCCATCAGCGGAGCCCCAACGGATCAGCGGCGGCCGCGGCGGGCGGCCTGCCATCTGCGGTCGGCATCCTCGCCTTTGCAGCAGCGCGCAATTGCCCAGCCTGAATGACCTTGCGGAAGTCGCTCAGCGCTTCCTTGAAGGCTTCCGGCGACTGCGCCTGATCCAGCCGTGCAAGAGCGTTGGTCGCCTTGGCACCCTCGATGTCCGTGATGGCGCCGCCGCCCTTCAGCGTATTGTATGCCTCAAGGAAGGTTTGGCCCTTCAACTGCTCAACGGCAGCACGGAAATTGGCCTGCTGCGTGCCCGGGATCGTCGGGATCTTGGAATACGGTCCCAACGACCAGCCCAAGCCGGGATGGTTTTCGATGTCGCCGATCGTCTTGAGGATCTGACCTGACGCAGCTTGAACCTGCGGCAGTGCTACGGCAGCCTGGCCGACGGCCTTGCCCGTCTCCTTGTCGCGCGCGGCGCCGGCTATATCCTTCGGCAACATCGCGACCGGCTGCCGCGTGATCGGATCAACCAAAACCGTCCCCGTTGCGGTATCTACCTTGATCGGCGCCTTTGAAAGAACGACGCCATTAGGCAACTTCACCGTTGCGGCGCCGCCCTTGTCGTTGAGCTGGATCGCGACCGGCTGCCCATCGGCGCCCACGCCATAGATCGGCGTCAGGCCGTACTTGGCATCCTTCGCTTGCGCATCCTTGAAATCCGGATGATCCTGCGAATACTCGTACTCCTTGATCTTCTCCGTCCGCTTGTCGGCGAACGCGTTCGTGACCAGGATTTTCATGATCTCAGGGTTTGCCGCGGCTGCCTGCGCCATTGCCGGATCGACGCCCTTTTTAACGAGAGCCTGAAGCGTGGCATTCGTCTGCTGTGCTTTGATCGAACCTTCATCAGTTGGCCGACCGGTGACCGCGGCGCCAAGGCCGCCGGCGAGCGCAGCGATCGGGCCGCCGGCCATATTTCCGAGGAAGCCCTTCAGGCCCAACATAAACCGGCCGTCTCCTTCTGGCGCGGCTGGTGCAGCTTGGGGCGCAGGCGCGGACGGCCCGGCCATGGACATCGGCGCGGGTTGCTGCGGCGCCTGAGGCATTGCCGCATTGGCGTTCATCGGCGCACCGACGGGGCCCTGCGGCCAGGCTGCGCTATCAATCGCGTTGGGCTGGTTCGCCGGCATCACCTGGGCTTGCGGAGGCGGCGCAAACGACATCGGGCCCGGCGAGCCGTAGCTCGCTGTGTCGGACTGCTGGAGCCCGGGCGCGTTCTGGTTCATGGCATTTGCGCGGAGAAAGTCTAGGATTCCGCCGCCGCTCAGAGCATCGAGAAGTCCCGCCATCACTTCGCTCCGAAACTGATGTTCGTCTTAGGCATCAGCGAACCTATGCCACCCGCGATGGTCGCAAACTGCTGCGCGCCTGACATCGTGTTTTCGCCGGTGCTGCTGCCGTTGTTGGTGCCGAACTGCGCCGCCACCGGTGAGACCATGCCGAGCAGGGTCTGCAACTGCGAAGCCGGGATGTTAAACATCTGCGAATAGGCGTTGATCGCAGCCGTCGGGGCCGCGTTTTGCGCCTCAAGGCCACTCGACACCGATCCCACGCCGTTCGTGAAGTTCTGATTGGCCTGGTTTTGGTTGGAGTTCAGCAGGCCATAGCTCGTATTTCCGGCGTTATAGAGCGTGCCCGCGGCATTCAGCGCGTTCGTGGTATCGGTGTTGTACTGCTGCGCGATCACGGGCGCGACGCCGGCGGCGATGCCGCGGCCGAGCGCCTGGGAATTGCCGGGCGAGCCGTCGCGGCCGGCCGCCGCCCATGCGCCGTTGGTCTGGTTCGTGACATCCGTCGTGATCTGGTCGAGCTGGGCCTTGAGCGCCGGGTTGTTGCCGATGTTCGCGCCGCTTGCCGTCGTGCCGAGAATTCCGTTCTGGAGCCCAGAGAGGTTCGATTTGATCGCAGCATCGTTGTTCTGTGCGCCGCCCCCGTTGAGCAGCCCCATGGTCCCGGAGTTGATCTGAGGCGCATAGTTCGGCTGGTTGCTCGAGTTGTTGATGACCTGATTGAGCACGCCCTGTTCGCCGGTGGAGAGCGTTCCGGCCTGCGGCACTAACTTGTTGACTGATCCAAGGATTCCCGTCAGCGAGCTCGCGGCCGGATCGTAGGGCGCCAACTGCGACGTGCTGGTCTGCTTGCTGGTTGAGGTGCCGCCCATTACAAAGGCCTTTCCAGAACAACGTTGGAAACTCGATAATTTGGCAGTACCCGGGCCCAGCCAGCGCGGCCCATAATGCGCACGAGTGCCGCGCCTTCGGCGCGCGCCCAATCCTCGATTTCCCTCAGCGCTTCGATCCAACGATCCATATCTGAACCGCCAAGCGCCGTGATGAGGCAGATGAGGTGCCTGTCAGTGTTCACGAGGAGCGTGGTGCACGCTGCCAAAATCTCCTTCCCCTCACAGACCAGCCACAGAAGCGCGTCGCCCTCAAGGAGATCGCTCTCGACATCCTTCGTGTGGCTCAAATCCGTTCGTAGGACGGCCGAGAACAGTGCATCCTTAACCCGAGGCCACAAATCAGGGACCATGGATGGTGGGACACAGATCAGTTTAGCCGAGGCAGACATAGAAGAACGACCGATCGGTTTGAGCGTTGTTCGCATGCGAAACCGTGAACGTCTGTTTTCCGACCGACGCCACGTATGTCGTGGACAATGCCGCAGCCGCGTTAGCGGTTTTTTGGAAGAGGAAGACGGCGCTCCCGGGAGCGCAATTCACCGCGGAAACGACCGTCGAGGTGGCGCTCGGGGTCAGGGTTACTGTTCCTGTCGCGTTCGACCGTCCCATGGCGAGCTGCTGGAGCGACATCGCGAACTTCGCGAGGTCTTTCTCTTGCGAGCCCGGAAGATAGACGCCAGCGCTCATCGCTTGCCCGTTGCTTTGAGATCGATCGGCTCGACCCCGTTGATGAAGGTCCACACCGTCCCGGTGGGGATCCGGCATTTCAGCCGGCTATAGCGCGTGTCCAGCAGCATGTTGCAGATGCCGGTCGTTGGGTTCACAAGGCTCTCCGTGCCGGCCGAGACCGCCGCTTGCAGGTTCTCTCGCCGTGAGGCCGAACCGTAGACCGCAGGCGCGTCCGAGACTGGCCGAAATCCGACCTTGAGCTTGATGCGCTGCCCGTCGGTGCCCTGCTCAGACGTTTCAAGCGTAGCCTCCAGGTTCGGGCCGCGGAAGAAGCTGGCAAGGTGGCCGGTATCGAAGGCGGCGAGCTCCGGCACGATCACAGTGGACAGGCTGTCGAACGACTGCGCTATCGCGTCCATGTTTGACCCAAGCAATGCGTCGAGGCCTTCCAGCGTCACGCCCGGCTGCGCCATCTTGAACAGGAATTCGCCGGAGAAGCGCAGCGGCGTGAACTTGTCGAGCACCGGATCGTAAACCAAGCCCTTGTCGAACTGGTTCGGCAAACCGTTGATGGATCGGTAGACCCACAGCACGCGCAAGGAGCGCGGGTCTGCTGCGCCAATGAACAACTGCGGCTGTGTGGCGTCGAGGTCGGCGAAGAAGGTCCTGTCAACGCGCTCACGGCCGATCGGAACCGGAGCGCTGCCGGGATCGATGCGCTGGAAGCCCTTCAGCGAAAAGAAGAACACAGAAGCGCCAGAACGGATCAGGCTGAGAGGCCCATAGATGCCGAGCCCATCGGCGATCTTCTCGATCTGGAACACCCGGGGATCACCCGGCAGATAGGTCATGCGCCGGATAGCGGTGTCCTGGAAGATCACTCCAGATTCGCCGCCGGCGATGCCTCGGGTAATGCCGCCGTCGGGGAGGTCCTGAGAATCGCTCGAGTTGATGCCGGCCGTCCATGAATTGGCGCCGTTCACGTCGTTGAGGCCCGACCACTGCACGCGGTTTGGATTGCTAAGCAAGCCGGTGAGCACCATAAATCGGCCGACGACATCGACATACCGCGCTTGGGGGGGGCTGCCGGCAAGGTTGGCAAAGGCGCTTGAGCTCGAGATATCGAACACCTGCGGCACCACGGAGGCTTGGCAGGCCACAACCAGATTGTTGTACTGAGCGAACGACCACTGATCTGACGACGGCACGCTCAAATAAGGACCGCCCCCGAGAGACACCTTCGACCATGCAAACGTCGTGTTATTCAGCAGATAGAGATCAGTTGCGGTGGCGGCAAACGCCACAATGCTCCCGTCGGTTTTATATGCAGCGAACGCGCCGCGGCATTGGGCGCCAAGGGATTGCGATATCGCGGCCAAGCTTGGAAACGGACCATAGCCGTCGCCGCGCGGAACCACGTTGAGGACGCCCTGTCCTGACTGCGCCTCGTAGTCCGAGAGGTCCGGCTTGTATTCTCCGAAGGGAATGAGCGGCATCAGAAGCTCGTCGGGCGGATGCGCCCGGTAGCGGCCCTTGCGCTCGTCTTGTAGTCGAGGCGGTCCTTATGGGCCTGCACCTGGGCCGACATGCGCTGCGCGCCGTCGTTATCCTCCAGCACGTTCGAATAGAGCAGAAGCTTGGCGTGGCAGCGGATCAGCTGCTCGGCGTCATTGGTCCACGCGTTGGTGTCTTCGTCGGCCGAAAGCTCGGTGAGCTTGTAGTGCATGTGCGGCCGCATCGTGTAGACCGCGGCCGGCGTCGGCCAAAGCAGGATCTGCGAGTCCACATAGGTATAGGCGCACGGGCGCCCGTTTCCGGTCACCGTGCTTTGCAGCCACTCGAACTCGTCGGCCTCGTATTTCTCCAGCTCGGAAGGCCGGCCGCCCTCGAACAGAAACAGCGTGTCGAGGCTGATCAGGTCGGGAATTTGCGCCAGATCATCGCCACCATAAGCGATCTGCCCGATCACGGTGGGGAAAGTGAACGATCGCGTGACGTTGAAGTAGAACCGGGAAGTCTCGTAATGCCTAACGGCGTCGAGAATTGCGCTTTTTACCTGACTTGTCAGGTCGGTTCGCGTGAGGTCCGTTGCGATCGCGGTCTGAAGGTCGAGATACGTTCCCATCGTCCACCATCACGGCCGGAGGCGCACGCGGCGCCGGGATAGCCAAGCGCGGCGCTTGCTCCTCAAGAACAACCGCCGCGCCCGCGTAGTGCAGCCAGATATCCAACGGGCCTTACAGGTCGTTGTTCGGGATGTACTTGATGACCACGACGGCCACGCCGGCGCTCGCCACCGTGCCGGTCTGGGTATAGAGCGCGAACACCTGGGCGTCGGCGGCCAAGGGGCCGAGCGCAAGGCCGGTCGGCGCGAGGTTCGCCTTCAATCCGGGCGTGCCCGCGACGGCCTGTGCCGTGGTGACGATGTTGGTGTAGGTGGACGCCTCGGTGCCGATCGACAGCACGTTGGTGGTGCCTGCGTTGAACGCGGTCGTCACCACCACGTCGGTGCCGATGATCACTGCGCCCTTCGGCAGGTACTGCTTGCCGTTCCCGGTCGCAATGCCTGCGTCGTTGTAGTTCACCGTGAAGCGCAGATAGTGCACCTGCTGTTCGGCGGATTGGCGAGCAGTCGTCGCCGCGGTTCCGGTAGCCATGTCGTTCGCCTTTCGAAAGAGGTTGCGGGATCAGCAGTCGCGCTTAGTGCGCGACCGCATAGGTGGTGGCGACGATCGTTCCGAAGTCCTGGGAGTTGAAGACGCTCTTCTTCATGCCCCAGACGGTCTGCGCGGAGACGCCGAGCTCGCGCTCGTAATCGAACAGCTCCTCAATCCACTTGAAGTGGGAGCCGTTGGAGAACTCCTTGCCGAAGCCGATCGCGGCCGCCTGAGCACCGCAGAACACGGCGCGACGGGTGTTGGCCTGGGCGGCGCCGGCGTTGGAGATGCCGACGGGCAGGCGATTCCACTTGTGCAGAACGACGCCATTGTACTCGCCGAGCGCGCCGGTATAGATCGGCGACTTCGAACCAGCGCCGCCGGCGAGAGCCGACTTCTGGATGTCGAGCCATTGGCCGGCCGAGGTCGAAATCCGCATGTCCGTGACCTGGTAGTCGTGCAGGAACATGACGAACTTCTTCTCGCCGCCGACCATGATGGGCCGGATCAGCGGAGACGCCACGTTCGCGCGTTCCACCAGGGCGTCAATGATCTGAAGGTTCATCGTCTTGGTGGAATCGCCGTTCACCGTGGCATCGTCCGTGCCGGTCGGGCGGTAGATGCGGGTCGGCGCGGTGATGGCGTTGTTGCCGGTGTACCGGGGATCCGTCACCAGCGTATTGCCGGCCAGATGGTTCGCCATCGTGGTATCGAAGCGGTTGGAGAACCAGTCGCCGAGACCGTCCTTGGCCTCGCTGCGGAGGTTGAAGGGCACGCGCTGGGCGTCGATCGTCTGCTTGTTGCGGACGCGCGCGGCGTGGGCCAGCTCGCCGATGGTCAGGCTGTCCGAGTAGGTAGAGAGTGCCTCTTCGTTGCCCTGAAGCACCTGGCCTTCGGTAACACCGTCGCCGGTCATCTGCACGCGCAGGCCGATGGTGATCTTGTCGCCGGCGTTCTGGGACAGCTCGGTCTTGACCTGGATCATGTTCGAGGAACCCTCGCCCATGAACTTGCCGAAGTAGGTCGTCTTGAGGGCTTCGACGTTGAGCTTCTTGGCCCAAAGCTTGTTGGAAAGGACGTCATTGACGCCATAAGTCGTCGTCGACATTTTTCATGTCTCCGCAAGAGGAAAACTGGGTGCTGTGGGTTGACCGCGAGCCGCCGCGATCGAGCGCAACACCGGAATTTTCCGTCTTCGGTGGAGACGAGCGCCGTGACGGGGCGCCAAACGAAAACGGGATCAAGGCTCCCGCGGGCCTTACGCTTCACTCACCAGGTCGGCGACATCAGCCGCCGAAAAGTCTGCGAGCCTTGGCCGGATTCTTGTTGGTCCATGCCTCGAACTCGTCTGCCGGCATGGCGATCAGCGCCTCTGCCGTCATCTCGGGATCGCCTGAGCTGCCGCCTGCGTTGGACAGGCTCTTGTTGGCCGCCTGCCCGCGCTCTATGGTCTCAAGCTTCTCAGCTGCCTTGCCCTTATTGGGATCGGCGACTTCCTTCTTATAGCCCCGCTGATTTGCCAGATTGTAAAGCATCTCGGCCGGGCTCTTGCCCTTCTCGAATGCCATCTGCGCAATCGCGAACTCGTCGGCGATGAGCGCCTGATGCAAAGCCTCCGGCGTGTCATAGCCGATGGCCTTCAATTCAGCCGCTCGCGAGTTGAGGATGAAATTGTAGGCTGCCTTGAAATCGGGCGTGTCGGCCTCGAAGTCGTCACAAGCCTTGCGATACTTGTCCACAAATGTTTTTTGTTCAGTCGCGGCCTTCTCGGAATCGGCCTTGGCCTTTTCGGCGTCGTCGATGCGCTTCTGCATCTGCGCGAGCGTCTCGCCGACGTGCTTCACCGCGCCGAAGATGTCTTCTTCCGGGTTCGGCGGGCCGGCCGGCGCCGCGGGCTCGGCCTCGCCTGCGAATTTCAGCCGATCGATGATCGCGAACTTGCCCTTGAACTCGGCGATCTGTTTTTCGTAGTCGGTGAGCTTGCCCGCAAGCTCCTTGCGGGCCTTCTTCTCTTCCAGGAAGGTCGCGAGCGGGACGTGATCGTTCTTGGGGGTGTCGCCGGGCTTCGCTTCGCCGCTGGCAGGCTTGGCCTCGCTGCTTTCACCGGTGCCGGGATCAGCGCCGCCTTCGGCCGGGATGGACTTCTCGCCGCCGCTGGAGAAAAACGCCTCTTCGTCTGCCGAGAGCTGCGGGGTGCCGCCGGCGTCAATGACCTCAGGATCCATAATCGTGCCTTCTACCGAAACTGTCGGCCCAGAGAACGCGGAGACCGCCGCGCGCGGGAATCCGGCTTCGCACCGGAAGGAGCCTCTGGTTAAACCGGCTCAGCAAGCGAGAAGTAAAAGTGCCTCTTCTTCGCGGCGACGACGCGCAGTGGCGGTCTGGGCAGCCTGCGCCTGCTGTTGGGCATCAGCGGGAGGCGTTGCCGCGGCGGGCACAGGCGACGCGCTAGGCATGGCCCGCAGGGGCGCAAAGCGCGGCACGGTGCGCCGATCGACCGGCCCCGGAACTTTGCGCGTGATCGCGTTGAGCTTCTTCTGGCGCTCGATCTCCTCGAGCAAATGACCGATGCCACCGAGGTTCAAATCGTAGTCGTCGCCGGTCCTGACCAGATTGGATGGAATTCCGGTAACATTGAATGCCCCTGGCCCATCAGCGAAAAGGATCGCCTCATTCGCCGACCCGCCTATGGCACCGAATGCGCCAGTCGATGCCAGCTCTGTGAGCCTAAACGTCGCGGTTTGGCCGTTAAAGACAAAGCTTGCCGCCGAGGCCGGCTCTGTCAGCCTCAAAACGCTCCCGACACCAGAAACCGCGAATGCAGCCGTGGCACTCCCACTCAGTACCTTGAACGTCGCAGCAACGCCCGCAACGGCAAAGGCGCCGGCCGCAGCCGACAATACAACGCCCTGATCTCCCTGGATCTGTCCGAGCGCAAGTCTACCGATTGCGTTGAAGCCAAGAAGCGACATCGTCTAAGCCTTCAGGAGTTCACGGCCTTGATAACGGCGAACTGAATGACAACAGCGTCTGTCAACGTTCCACCGGTGTTGTTTCTTACGTCAATGGTCGCCGAACCGGCCGCTGCCCTGGCGTTGAAAACATATGACCCGAATGCCCCAGTGGAGATGTGGTTCAAAATTAAAACATCGGTGCCCGCAATCGTCGAATTTGTCAGGACAAACGATGCGACCGCACCGGACGCAAGCGCCGCAGCGTTCATCGTGATCGCACCGCAGAGCGCATTCAAGGTGACGCCCGTTGTCTTATTCGTGAGCTGAGTAACCGTTCCGCCGGCACCCGTCGCATATCCGACTCCACCGGAGGCACCATTCGATTTGATGCTTGCGGTTGCCAGAATTGCGCCGGCACCCGGATCGGTGGTAGTCCCAACCATGACGCCTGCACCCACTGAGGCAGCGCGAGCAACCGACGCTGTGCCGGTCGGCGTGGCGTAAAGGTCAAGCCTCGCGCCTGCTGCGGCCGTGGTATAGTTTTCGGTCGCCGTCATGATGAAGCCAGCGCCGGCAGTGCTCACATAGTCAGAGCTTACAGAAGTCGCATACCCATAGGCAAAATTGGCTCCGATAAAATCGCCGGATTGCACGGCCGCAGGCGATGCAGCTGTACCGCGCGTTTTCATGTAGCGCACGGTCGGCTGGGCAAATCCGTTGCTGTTATTAAACGACTGCAAAATAATGTCGGAACCTACGGTATCCGCATTCGCACCGTTAAAAATTGCAGCGGCAGCAAACGATCCCGCAGAAGGCAGGGCCGACGTATTTTTGCTGATAGTTATGATATCGGTGAAAGTGTTTGCTTTTGTGAGCGAAGGCAAATCCTCAGCCAAGGCAACGATCGCAACTTGCGGCGTCGTGCTGAAGCTAATCTTCGAGCCCGCTCCGCTCTGGCCGGCTCCGGTACCGGTCCCAGACGAATTGTAGAGCACCGTTGTGCGCGCAAGCACGCCGGTCCCGGTGTTGTATGTCCCCTGGCCCAGCTCCCATTGCGTCAAATCCGAGCTCTCGGCCCGATATTTGTAGGTCCCGCCGTTCACGATCCCGGCCGATGCCGGGCTCTGATAGCCGGTTACGGCGGAAGAATAGGTCCAGTCCGCCGTTCCGCCAGCGGTAGGGGTGAAGCGACACACATTGATGAAAGCAGTCATGTCAGGTGATCGTCAGGATGCCGTTGGTTTGATCGAGATCAACGGTGAAAGTGTTGCCATTCGTGAGCGTGACCGCGGCGCCATAGTCCCACCAGCCGATCAGAGGCTGCGTGCCATTGGTGTTGTAGAGCACCGCATATTGAAACGGCCCGATCGAGCCCCCCGACGCCGTCCACTGCGGATCCGTGCCGCCTACGAACTTGAACGTGCCAGAGGCCTGCGATCCCGTAATCGTGCCGACCGAGATGCCGCCAGCGGTATAGCCGTTGGCCGTCGATAGATCTGCCGGCGTATTGTAGACCGTATTCGTCGCCGCGTTCGGCGCGGTGTTGGTCAGGTAGATCTTGTAGACGTGCGCTGTGCCCGTCTGCATCTGATGCTTCGCGCTCGCAACATCGAGCACGAAGCACTGAAACTTGTTGAATATGGCCATTTACTGCGTCCCCACTGGTGCGATGCCGATGATCTCGCCCGTCTGCGGGTCGCGGATCAGCTTCTTCGGCGCGTTGAAGGCGGTCGCGAGCGTATTCATGTCGCGCCGCATTTCCTGCATGAAGGCCATTATCAGCGCTGCGGTGTCGCCGCCCTGGTTCTGCATGGGCTTGCCATCGGCGTCCGTCGGCGGCGCCGCCGTGAGCGCCTTGATCATGGCGTTATGCTGCGCTTCCTCGGCGGCGATCTTCATCTTGACTTGGCTTTCGGCCTGCATGGTCTGGATCTTGGCATCCGAGGCCTGCTTGTCGTTCGCCATCTTGGCTTGCGCCTTGTCGTTCTCCAGCTTCAGCTCGGCGTCGCGCTTCTGCTGCTCGGGATCGGGCTGCTCCTGTGACTTCTCGATGCTGTCGGAGATGTCCTTCTGCGCCGAGGTCGGCAGCGGCGAGTATTTGAGCAACGCAAGCCATGTGGCCGGCGGCAGCATCTTGCCGATGACAGGCAGGATCTGTTGCAGCATCGCCCAAGTGGCTTCTTTCTGGTTGGCAGAGGTTGGGCTTTCGTCCACGATCACGTCGTAGGAGGTCTTGCCGTCGAACGCCTGCTCCTTCACCAGCGGGACGAACTGCGCCTCATCCGGTCCTTCGATCTTGATCAGGCGACCGTCGGAGAGGTAATGCTGGATCAGGTACAGCATGAGCCGCCCTTGCTCTTTCCGGTAGCGGCGCAGGCTGTCGAATAGCGGTTGCAGGATGGTCAAGGCCGACTGCTTGCGCTGAAGGTCGAGGCTCGCGGCCTGGCCGGCCGAGCTCTGCATGCCGAGGATCTCGACATTGACGCCGGACACGTCGCGGAGCGATTGGTTCGCGTACTGCATGAGCTCGAAGGAGCCCTGCGGGAACTGCGACACCGGCTTGGCGATGAATTTTGGGTTCTGGCCCGAAAGTGCGCCTTGCTTCAGGTATGTGACCTGATCCTGGTGCGCCCACGACGCCTCGCCGGTCGCGTCATTGTCGAAGAACCCGCCCCGTTCCGCGGCAATACCGCCCTTCGCGGTCGAATTCATGATGTGCATGGTCTGCGACATCCACTTGTTCGACCAGCGCGCCGGGTCCTTCATGGCGCGCACGATGCCGAAGAAGACGTTCTTGTTCCGGTCGCGCTTGCCGGTCATGCACTTGAACGAGAAATTGTTCTTCGCCGGCGCGTCGCCGATCTCGAGCAGCACGTTGCCTAGATAGGCCTGCCGATAGACCTTGCGGGTGCTCTTGGTGAACTTCAACGTTCCGCCGGCCATCTTCGCCTTGGCGCTGAGTTCCTTGAATTCGTCAGTGCCGAGCGTCAGGATGGAGTCGGGATTGGTCGGATCGAGCACCAGATAGGCCGGCACACGCTCCCACCACTGGATGCGCACCATCGTCACGCACTCGTCGTCCTCGTCCTCTCCGGTGTTTTCCTTGTCGTAGGTCGTGGCGTTGTTGTGGTGAGGTTCCTCGCCGTCCTTTTCGTCGGCGAGCCACGTCGCGTTGTAGTCTTCGTCCTCGAACGGGTGATCGGGATCGCCCGGGCACAGCGCGCGCGCCTCATCGATCGGAACGTCGCGGCGGATATGAAACACGCGGCGGCCGTCCACCAGATTGCGCTTCTTGGCTCCGCTGTCCCAGCCCATTTCGAGCGGATCGACGCGATCGACCTTAGGATCGCCCTCGGGATTATCCTCGTAGTCGAGCCTGGTCTCGGTCCAGCCCATGCCGCAGACAACCATGTCGCGAAAGGCGTCCGATTCCTCGTCCTCGGCGTCGCACTGCTGACGGAACCACTTCGCGGCCGATGTGAGGAGCTCGTTCTTCTTCACGGCGCCTTGCTGGCGCGGCAGATACTGCACTTCCTGCCGATTGCCGACCTCCTGACCGGCCACGCTGTCGATGGTGGTCCCGATGCGGTTGAAGATGACGATAGGACGCTTGGCATCCTGAAGAATGGCCTTGTCGTCCTCGGTCAGCTGCTCGCCGGCCTCGAAATCGAAGTCCTCACGGGCGTCCTTGCGCCATTTGACTTGGCCCTTGCTGTTGTAGTCGAGCTTGATCCAGCCCTTCAGCTTGGCAAAGAGGGCCTCGGCGTCCGAAGGCGTCTCCGCTGCTTCGTCGCTTCCACCACCGTAGCCGTCCGCGTCGTTCAGCATCTATGCCCTGCCGTGAATTTCGTAATGACCGGGCGCGCACTTGTAGCGGTCGAGGCGCCAGCCTGATCGATAGAGCGGATGCTCGCTCATCCACTTCGCGATGCCAGCCTGGCCGCTGATCATGCAGGCCTGAAACGTAAGAGCCGGGTCCATGTCGCTATCGGACACGATCTCCTCGACGCAGGCGCCGGTGGCCGGGCCGCTGAGGTGGCAGAGAACCGCAACGATGGTAGTGAACATGGATGTGGCCTTGGTGCTTCGCCTTCCGGTCCTACCACCGCGCCGGAAATGAATTAGACGCTCTGCCATGAGCCGCCGCCGCGGTTGCGGGATCGCGAATACGGGACGTGCGCGGCCGGCGCATACGGCGCCTCGTAGCAGACCGCCATCAGGCCAAGGCTGTCTGCGGCGTGCGAGCTCCAATCGTGCTCTGGCCCAAGGCCGATGTTGCGGGTCTCATCCTTCCGCTCATGGTAGTAGCCGACGGCATCAAGCCCTGCTTCCACCGCGGGCGTCTCGGAGAACCAGCAGAACGGGAAGACGCGGCGGGTGGCCTCGACGCGCATCATGGCGGCGCCGGCGCCCTGGTTCGGGATCGGCTCGGGACAGTCAAAGCCCGCTTCGCGCCAGTGATCGACATAGCGCTTGCCGGTGATTGCGTTGGCGTTGGTGCCGTCATGCGGCAGCTGGATCACCGCGCGCGTGTAGCCTCGGGTCCTGAGCTCGTTGACGTAATATTCGAGCGGCTGGCCAAGGCCCTCGATGTAGTCGAGCACCCGGATTTGCGGGCCGACCCACTGCGTCACCCACAGCGACATGGCGTCGGCCTTCGCTCCAGCGCCGCCGATGTCCACAAAGATTTTGATGGGGAGCAGCGGATCGGCTGGAATGATGCCCTTGCCGATACGCCCCTGAGCCTTGGCCTCGGCGATCTGACGGGCGTAATAGGCGCCCTCGAATGCGCGCGCGTAGCCGCCTTCCCAGATGTGATCGTACCGCTCGGGATATTTCGAGAGGTCGAGCAGGCGCTCTTGCTCGAGCACGTCGTTGAACCAGGGATTATCGCGCCAATTGGCTGGGACCACGATGGCACCAGGCGGCGGATCAGCGCGCAGGAACTCATCAATCGCATCGACCTTGCGCCGTGGATTCCACGCGGCCCAAATCTCTGAACCGTCGGCTCGGATAGTTGGGCGAAGCAGCGATAGAGACCTTGAACTTAGCGTCTGAGCTTCTTCGATAAACGCTCTTTTGAAACCTTCGAGCGACTTGATGCTTTCCGCCGTGTGATCCTGCATACCCTGAAAGATGATGATGCCATCGCCCGGCGTTTCGATCTTGTCATTGAACACCCGAAATTCGGAGCCGACGCCGAGTTCCTGAATTTTCTTCTCGATCAGACGCTTGGAGGATTGAGCGAGCGTCTTCTGTACCTCGCGGATGCAGACCGATAGCATCCCCTTTTCATAGAGGCTGTCTTCCACGATCATCTCGCAGAAGAAGTGCGATTTTCCAGAGCCGCGGCCGCCATACGCACCTTTGTAGCGGGCGGGCTGGAGCAGAGGCCGGAAGACGTGTGCGGTGGGGATCTGGAGCGTGGTCAATGGTGATGCCCGACGTGCCAGCCACCGCAGAACTTGCAGGAATATGGCTCGATATTGTCATCGCCCTGCGAGCAGGACAGCCGGTTGGCGTGGCTCTGCGCGGCCTCACGCGTCCAATGACGGAGCTTGGAAAAGCAGGAACGGTCCATATGCAGGCGGCGGGTTAGTGCTGCGCCTTCAAGCTTTTGCATGGTTCATCCCTCGCCGACGGGAGCGGCCATGCGCCCGAGATGGGTCGATCCGACAACGAGCGGACCGGTGTATTTTGGAGGTGGAACAGGGATTGGCTCGCATAGCGCCGGGCACTTGCCATTGCGGCCGAGCTGCTCGCCACAGCGGTCACAGCCGCCTGGCGGTGGCCGCTTCATGCGCCGGCCATGAACGCCGCACGCCGCGACGCCATGTCTCCCGTGGGCTGCAAATCGCCGGCCATCATGGCCCTGAGCTTGTCCTTGTCGGCGCGCGCCAGCGACCAGCCGCCATAGCCCCATTCGGTTTGGACCTTGATCCCGACCTTGTCGAGCGAGCGCTTGACCTTGACCATCTGCACGTCGATGAGCTTCGGCTCGGGGTGATGGCATTCCGGACGGTTGCCGAACAGGATGGTGAGGAGCGCGTCTCGCGTGGCCACAGCTCGGCGAAGCATGAAGCCGATGATCTCGCATTGCTGCGGGGTCGCATCCAGGACTGTGAGCAGCCGCGACACGTCGTCATTGCCGACGCCAAGCATGGCCTCGAGTTCGATTACGCGGTTACGCAACTGCTCCTGTTCGGTCTCGGTCATTCTGGCCCCCGCCCGGTCGTCAGTCCTGCTTTGGTGCGTCCACGATGATGCGCTCGATCCTGGTGATGCGTTGTTCGATCGGGCCGCCGTCCTTACCGGTCACTTCGGACTTGTCAGCCAAGCCGAGATCGCGGGCGATGATGTTCGGGTTCAGGAGGTCCGCAGCTGCGCCTTGGAACTTCTGCGTCCTGATGATTTCGTCCACCCGCGAAGTGATCGGTGTAAAATCTTGACGCTCGCGGTACTCGGCCCACGTCTTCGGACTGATATCCAAGAAAATACAAAGGCTTGAGATCGTCATTGCGCGCATCTTGGCGCAAGGCTCATGGCTGGCCGTTCCTTGGAACGTGACGAGCTTATCCTCGTAGAGAGGATTGGCCTCGATCCAGTCGAAATATTCCACGCACGCGGTCCACAAGTCCTCGGAAGACGCGAAGATAGGAGCCCGACCGTGCGAGCTCCTCACCTCCCAGAACTTGTTGCCGATGGGAGCTACCATCAGCCCAGCTCGTTGGTGAACTGCCCGACGCTGGCGAGCAGATCGTCAGCCTCAGCGGCCACCTTGTCGCCTACGCTGTTGAGCGCGGCCGTGGCCTGGTCCATCTTGGCGAACGCGCTTTGGAGCTTCGCGTGGCCGTCGGCCATGGCCTGCTTGCGCTGGGACAGCATGTCCTTGAGCGAGGTGGAGACGTGCGCGGCGCCTGTGATGCTCATGGGGGCGTCCTTGGTTTCTTCCGCGATCAGCGGAACGATTGGAAGACGAACGGCGCTGCGAATGGCCTGCTCGATCTCCTCATCCGATGCAAATGCTCCGGTTGAGACGACGTGACCGAGGATCGTGAAGACCTGCCGGCCGCCGGCGAGCTGCATTGTCAGCCCGTCGATTCCCGGGACGTCAGCCATGCGCGCGCGAAGGTCGTTGATGCTCATGCTCACGAGCGTGGAACTGATTTGTTAATCCGGCAAACCCGAAGGCCTGTAATCTTCGGATTTCTGTGGGTAAGCCTTCGGCTTGAACGCGAGACCGTAATGCGCGTAGTGGTGCCGCAGTTGCTCTGCGTTCGGGGCCTGAGCTTTCGGCATCCCGGTCTTCTCGGGCTCCTCGCCTATTCCCCAATTCTCGCCGTACTTCGCCTTCAGCTGCGCCATCGACGGGCGCTCGCCACGCTCCTCGCGCTCCCGCATCTCAAGTTGCTCCTTGATGCGCTTGAGCCGCGCCTCGTTCTCCAGGATCGGCGCATAGGCCGCATGGCAGGCGTCGAAGACTTCCTTGACGGTTGGAAGCCAGTCCTTCTTGGACGGCAATCCGGTGACGGGATGGGTGATCGACGTGATCACGTCGCGCGGAAAGCGCGCCAGCACGGCGGTGATTGCGGCCACGTAGGTTTGCGGATCGTTGGCGTCACCCGTGCGATAGCAGCCGAGTAGCATCTTCGCCCGAGCCGCTGCGTAGCTCGTCAGATCCTCCCCTGTCGTCGAAGTCGGCAAGCCGCTGGTTGAGGTCGTCAATGGCTTGAATGACTGCGCTTTTTGGTTTTCCATGGGTGTTCACCGTGAGGGTTGGAGCGTCTCTGATTTCGACTTTCGGGAGCGGTGCGGCCTGGCGCGCATGCTCCTCTGCGATCGCGTTCTCGAAGAACTGCACGCTGTTCGCGGGTGGCCCACGCTTCCGAGCGGCGGCGGCCGTCACCGCGGCGATGATGATCTCGGATTTCCAGCCCTGCGCGAGCCACGTCTCGATGCGGTTCGGTGCTCCACACCAGCCCGGGGGCCAGAACTTCACGTCGTGGCCGGCGATGACGAGCAGCTTCTCGGCCAGCGCGAAAGATCGGCTCGGCTCTCGCGCGTCAGCAGCAATATCAATTCTGGCTTCTGGCTTCTGAGTAGTAGCGACCCTACTGTCGGACCTATTAGGTCCCCTTGTAGGTTCTTCTTCACTTTCCTTCTTGGTCCATCGCTTTGAAACCTGCTTCCTCCCCTCTTCCGCGCGAGCGTAGTCTCGCCGCATGCGACGTGAATAGATCGTGCCGTCAGGATCGCGCCCAAACACGCCCATGCCTTCGAGCTCCAGGAGGAGCACTGTGCACTCGCGCTCAGGCACTCCGGCGAGCGCCGCAAGCTGTTTCTTGTCAACACGCTTCCCCTTCACGAGAAGAGAACCGTAAGGCTCGGCCTCATGCATGATCGCCATCATCTCGATCCAGAGGCCCCGTGCGGCGATCGTGCAGCTGCGAAGCGCCGGGTCGGAGCGCCAATCAGCCGGATAGAACTTCATCCACGGGTTGCC